TCTGTTACTTGACCTACATGCGTAGTATGAACATCTCCTGTACCCATTTTATTAGCTTCAGCTTGATATTTTGATCCGTGGTAGTACATTTCTACAACATCTCCTACCATTATATTATTTAACACTAAATCTAGGTCTTCTAACTTTCTTCTCTCTGTCATATTTCTTCTAAGATTGCTAGTATTTTTTCCGTGCAATCCATAAATTCTTTGTCCTCCAGAGTCTATTATATTTTGTCCTATAGTCCAACCATTTCCGTTAATACCTAAAATTGTTTTTTCAGCACCTGAGATGTAATTTTCAATAGTAGGATCCATAAAATTCCACTGTGTTCCTGCAGAACATTGAATTACATTTTTACCCCCGTACATACACTGAGTCTTGTGTTCTTTAAAGCCGTTAGGAAGTTCTTCTTGTATTACTTTATCTATATATTGTTGATAAGGTATTTGCTCCTCTGACACATTAGCTTGAGACTCTAAAAAAATAGATTGTCCGGTTGGAAATTTACCATGCTTAGAAAAATACTCTACAGGATTTAAATGTCTATCCGCCTCTTGATCAAAAAGAACACTTGCAGCATCTACTATAGGGGTGTCTACATTAGTAGTTTCAACAGCGGTAGTTTGCGTAAGAGCATTAAGATCTACCCCTTCAAAATCATAAGAAGTTTCTGGTTTCTGAGGAGCAGGTTCTGTTTCTAATTCAGAAAGTGATTCTGTATTTATAGATGCAAGCTCTTCGTTCGTATATCCATCTGGAGATGCAAGAGGAGCAAGTGTTCCTAATTGATATTTTGGTAAGAGCTTTTTGTATTTCATCGCTTTCTTTTATAATTTCTCATATTCTCTGCTATAATAGACTTGTAACTTCCTCCAAAGTCTGCCATAGGTAATGAAGGAGTTTCTAAAACATCTACACCTTCTCCAGTATTTACTAATTCTCCTGGCTGTACATTAGGTATGTGAGAGGCTACTAATCCAGTTTGTTGATCTATAGTAGTAAGATCTATAGGACCATCTTGAGCTCCCCGTATACTTTCAGCTCCAGGTATAATCATAGGTCTAAGACCTTGTCCGTCGTCTAAACCTACCTCTGCCTCTTGCTGCGTTCCCGCTACTTCTGCTTGAGCCATTTGCTGCTCTGCAATCATTTGCTTTTCAATTTCAGGTCCCATAGGCCCTCTATGATGATTTGCATAGAGTTGCTTCATTACGTCAATAGCTTCCATTATTTCTCAGATTTTTTATCAGAGGCTTTTTTAGCAGTTACTGCTCTGTTTTTAATTACCTCGTCAGATTTATTACTTCTTTCAGATTCTGATTGAGCTCTTTCTTTTAAAGCCATTTCTCTTGGATCTGTAAGCGGTGTATTATTACTAGCCATGTTTATGTCCATCTCTTTAAGTCGAACTTTTAACATCCTTTCTTTTTCTCCTTCAGATGCTGTAAGCATTCTTTCTTTTTCGCTAGACATCATAAGATCTTCATGCTTTTGCTGTTCCATTTCAGCTTGAGCTTGTTCAGCTTGTTGTTGTGCTTCAGACTGAGCTGCTTGAAGTTCTTGCATTGAAGCCTCAGCTGCTTTTACTTTACCTTTTAATTCTACAAAATTTTCTCCTTCTAAAGTTTCTAGTATAGTAGAAAAAGGAACACCATTCTGCGCAAGAGCCTGTGTCATTTCTCTTGCAGCATTCATTTTCTCTACATCTTTTGTAGCATCAGATACAAATATTCCTAAATCAGAATTTATCCATGTATCAGGGTCAACAGTAAAATACTCTATTGCACCATCAGGTAAAAAGTTAGATGCTTTTTTACCATCCATCCAAGCATATTTAGAAAGGTCTATAAAAGTTTGAAGATCTCTTTTTTCTAATCCTGCAAACTTTCTGTAAAGGTCTTCTGTAGTATGAGAGGATTGTACAATAGCTTGTTGACCCATTGCCTTACCTTGGTACTGACCAACCTCCCCTCTACGCTGTCTGTTTACACCTGAAACATTTTCCCACTCCATTTGTATATGCTCCAAAAGTGTAATATACAATTGAATTGTTTTCACACTAAGATCCATTACAGTCTGGTGCTGTGGGGAAAGTTTTACTCCTTCTTTGTCATAATCTACCCAGGCAATACCAGTTCCTTCTACAAAGTACATGAACTTATCCATATCCCACTTCTTAGGAATAAGGTTTATATCTAACTGTGCTATAATATCTTTAGATCGTGCAATAGACGTTTCTAATCTGTATTTATAGATGTTATAGTTAAGTTGAAAAGGTATTCCTAGCATAACTAGAGATATATTACTTGTATTTATATCAGAATACTTGCGACCATTTATAGGTAGCTTTATTTTTGAAGGATTATCTATAGAAGATTTAAACTCCTCTATAGGTTTTACATCTACATCAAAATCTTCATTTATTCTTATTCCTTGCCAAGGTTCGTTGTGCCATTCCCATTCTACTTTAGCACCAATTTCTTTTAACTCTGGAGGCATCACAAAGCCGTCTTCTACCTCCATCATTTCTTCTGACATTGTATTAGGGTCTAAATAGCTTAAGAATCCTATACGTTTTAAAGACTGCCAGTATACATGCTGTACTTTAATAAGTCTACTCTCTACATCCTCTCTTCTATCTTCAAAAAATAATAAGTTAGTATCAAAAGAACTGTCCGTGTACAAGGCTTCCATTTGTTCTTTACTTAAAAACCTACCAAAGTTTTTAATTATTTGTGAAGGACCCATGTATTTAGTTACAATTGCCCAGTCTGAGTCTTCTACGTAATCTAAGTCCGGATCTAAATCATAGTCTACATCTAACGGGTTTAATATTTCGTAAGAAACATCATTGTTTACTACAGATCTAAGTGTGTAAGCTTCTCCTGCAACTAAAAAGTGAAACCAAGCTTTTTGTAGTTTTTCATGTACGTCTTGCTGGGCCATTATGTAGTTAAGACTTTTTTGACCTATAACAGCAAAGTTGTCTACATAAGACCTTTCAAACATTGCTTGTAAATTTTCAGATGTAGGAATAGGCTCAGACTGTTGTCCTGTTTCCATGCCCATTTCGTTCATCTCATTTGCAAGTCCTTGTTGAATTGTCTTAGCTATAAACTCATGTTTAGATTTTTCTTTTCTATCTACAGCATCCCCATTTACTGCAACTACACTATAATTAAAAGGCCTTTTAGCCTTTTCTCCAAGCAGGAGATCTATAGTTGGTTTTATAAGTGGGTAATTTCTTAGTTTAGAAGGAAAGTTTTTCCTAGACTTTCCATAAGGGCGCAATATGTAATCATAATCTTCATCATGAATTACACCGTTATAATAGTCGTAAAGTCTCCTTATACTTCTTTTTCTCTCGCTATAATTAGCGTCAGATAATGAGATATAGCCATCTATGCAGTCTTTCTGCCACTTTTTGTTCTTTTGCGAACGGGCTATTCTTTGGTTTGGTATGTTACTATACATGTTCTTAGGTCAAAGTCATTCAAAGATACCATTTCTCCTTAATGATATCAAAGTGCTGTGACCCCTCCCGGCGTACCTAAGTCTCCTAAAGGAGTTTTATTTCCTTCATAAAGACCGTCAAACCAGTCTTGGTGCGGTACTTTTATTTTTTCTTTAACTGTAGAATTAAACATTTCTTGCATCATAAACATACCTACAATTAAAGACATTGCACGGTCAAAGTTACCCTGATGGTTAAATTTTAACAGCTCTTGTAGTAGTGCTACATCATAAATTTTATTTACATTTAATGTAAATGTATCATCTGAATGCCTACCACGCTGAGATTCTAACCAATCTCTCAGGTATAACTCACCTTGCCTTTTCCTAGTTTCGGTCATATGCATACCGAATCCCCTCTTTACAGTTTTAGATTGAAGCTCTTTATTTTGGAGCATTTCAAACTCTGGCTGTAATCTATGCAAAAGTCGGAATCTTTTTGCATATCCAATAACATCTCCTCGATCATTTTCAAATCCTATTTTTGCATTGTACAAAATAGACAATCTAAATAGATTGCTATTGTACTCATCTTGCGTATTTGGTCTACCTACATACGACGCTACAATCATATCATCAGGTTGTGATATTCTATTAGGTCTTTTTATAACATAAGCGGATCCTAATGAGCTAGACGAAGATTTATCATGTGCGTAGGGGTCATGACATATATAATACAAAAAATCTGGAACTTCACCTTTTGTTTTAAAAGGAGTTTCATACATTACTACACACCCTGCTAAATCATCTTCTGTTCTATGTGGGTATCTTACTACGGGTCTTAAATCCCAATTTGCTTTAAAAGAAACTTTGCTGTCTTCTTGTATAAGCTCTCCAGGCACACCCATTGTATGAAGATTTTTTGCTTTTACTCTATCTAACTGTGCTTTTATATTTGCTTGGTTAAATAGGTTTGCAGTACTCTGCAATGTAGCTTCTTCCGGTGTAAATGGATGTTCAGCTAAGTATTTGTCATAAGACTTAGGATCATTACCTTGTCTTTTCTTCTCTCTTTCTCCAAGCTCAAATGCTTTAGCTTTTTCTATAAGAGAGTTTCCGTGCTCATCTATAAAACCATCTAGTATATCGTAGATAGGAACAAAGAACCCGCATTTAGTTCCAAACCCTGAATCACTCCAAATATTATCAAATTCAAGACAATCATAGGATTCAGGATGGTAAAATAATTCATCTAAAGATTCAAAACCCGTTCCCTCAGTACCGCCTGTACCAAAAGCTATCATTGTACCTAGAGTTTTAGAACCTTGACGCATAGTAGGCATTGCTACGTTCCAAGCATCTAAAAGTTCAGGGAATGCACCAGCTTCTTCAAAAAACACTAACTCACCTGCTTTACCCCTTACTTTATCTGAGTCATCTTTAAGGGATACACCGGCGATAGAGCTTAATAAACCTTTTTGTATAAACTGTCCGTTCACACGTTTTTTATACCCAGAAGTTTTCTCCATAGGTCTGTCTAACAGCCTTGGTTGTGTCCAAGCTGTATTGTCATCTATGAAGTTCATCATCTCCCAGGCCTTTGTAAGAATAGCATCTACACCCGTCAAGTATTCCTTCATACCAGCAAACACAAAGTTTTTAGAACCTCGTATATGAAAATAATTTCTATTAAGCATAGAAGCTGACTTATAAGAGTAACCTTTACGTCGTCCTTTAAGTACAGTTAAATGTTTATTAGTTCTACGGCACTCGTCTACAGCAGTAAAGTATTCATGGTCTTTATCATAAAACTTTGGAAAATGTTGCTTACGCTCTGCAATAATGGTCCCGTCTGGGAGTTCTTTATCTACAGCAATCTGTATAGGGCAATAATTGAGATAAAAATAATGATATCCTGTAACTGTTATATCTCCTTCTTCAGTAGTATAACCTTCTAAACACCTCTTTTTTTCTTTATCCCAAAACTCGTAGTAAGGCTGTGTATTTGGTGGGAATGGACAATATCTACCGTTTTTATCAAAGTAGTTTGCCGCAGGAGATACTCTATGTACGTCCTTAAATTTATTCATTGTACTTGCTTACTACTACTCCACCGAAGGTGTCATTGACTTCAGACTCTTTTTTAACTGCATCTTCTAAGTCTTTAAGTCCGTTTATAGTCTTACCCATATCCCCTAAAACTTTCATATGTTTTGCGGGGTCGTAGTCATCATCTTCAGGGTCTACCATTTCAAGCCATTTCTTAAGAGTTTTAATACTTTCTTTTGCAGACTCTAATAGTAGCATTGCTGCAGAGCTTGTTTTTACATACTCTTCCATTGCAGCTTTAGCAAGCTTACAAGGCTTAAAGTTTTTTCCAAATACAGATGTACATACTTCTTCGTGCCTCTTTTTTTCTTCGTATGCAGAATAAGAAGACCTTGGGTCTTTCATAAAGTATATGTATCCAAGAATTTTACTCGATTCTTCTGAGCCATATTTGTCTACAAGCTTTTTAAAAGCATCTATAGACATGGTGTAAGAGGATGGAATTATATTCAACTCATGATTTAGTTCCAGTAGACTTTCTCTTAGCATTGTTAATGTGTTTTAACCTGCCCGGTTTTACACGGAATATGCCAAACTTTGGTAGTCTTACGGATTCAAATTTTCCATCTGCCATAGTTTGAGACACACATTTAAATTGAGATTTTACAATCTTTTTAACCTCTTTTAAAGGTAATCCATGTTTTGTTGCAAGTAAGTGTATAATCTTATCAGCTTCCGTCATCCTCTCTTTCCCATTTAGGAGGGTTCATAGCGCACCTAGATGTTTTCCATTTTGTTTTTACTTTCATATTACATCCGCATAACACGCACAGTCCATTTAAGTATTTATCGCATTCCATGCAAGTTGAAAGTCTTTTTTTAAAAGTTGCAGGATCTACAGTTTTCATACCACCTTTAACATGTGTAGTAAGCTCTGTAGCAAATTGCCAAACTAATTTACCTAACTCCTTCTTCTTCATTTATTTCGATATGTAATAAACTTCCTTTTGTAGAATACACTACTAATATAAATACATCGCTGTCTGCAGCCCAAAATAATTGATTAACTAATGTTTCATTATCCGACAAGCATAACGACCTCCACACGTGATCTTTCTTCAAAGATTTTAGATAGTTTGTAAATTCCATTTACGTATAGGATTGCCTTTTTTGTTTTTAACCTTTTAATATAGGTATTTATTACTTCTTTAGACATTCCAATTGATGCAGCAGCCTCTCTTCTATTAAGAGTACCGCATAAATCTCCTTTTGCATCTATTAAAGCACCTAAAGTAAGAATCTCTTTTGGAGACAATCCAACAGGGCCGTTCCAGAATCTAAGTCGATCTGATGTTTTTTTAAACTTTACTTTTATGATTTCCTTTTCATTAAGCGCCATCCTTCAGGTTTTAAAGTTATAATTGTTGACCTATCAAGATTATTGTAAGCCGCTGAAACCTTATCTATATCTGAGATTTTATTTACAGTATCTAGTATAGTGTAAATATCATCTTCTACAGATCTTAAAGCTGGTATGTATTCTTTTAGCTTGTCATCTGCTTTTTTTAAAGACTCAAAGTCTTCTAAAGATATTGTAACAGTTCCGGTCACAGCACTCCCATTATTTGATTTTCTTGTGCAACTAAAACAAATTCTTCTTCCAAATCGTCTATAGCTAAAATAGCTACTGGCATCCTTGGATCTAAAAGTGCTTTTTTCCCTTCTACAATCTTAGAATCTAGTACTCTTTCTCCTACGCTTAGTATAGTTAGTACGTTCCTCTCTATATTATCTGCATCTTGTCTCATAGCATCTTTTGTTCCATCTAATAATTCAATTTTGCTTTCTGGTAGTTTTTCTCTGGGGTCTTCTAGTACAACCCATGTTCCTGTTGCTTTCATTATAACAAGTTTATATTTAAATAATTATGTGCAAATATAAATAATTGATATGATAATAATTTGCTGTATTAAAAAAATTTTTATAATTCGTTGAAAATCAGTAGTTTTGATTAATAACTATGCCTCCAATCAATGGAACTTAAATTCCTTACTCCGCCATCGGGGTTCAAAAGGCTATTCTACGACATCGAAACCAGCTACGAAGTTGGTAAGTTTTGGAGGCCATCTTTTAAAGCTGTAATTCGCCACACAGATGTATTTATAGAGTCTGCTATTATTTGTATTAGTTACAAGTGGGAGGGACAAAAAGGTATAAATACTTTTGTCTGGGATGAAGGCGACGATAAGTTAGTAGTTAAAAGATTCATTGATATTGCTATACAAGCAGATGAGATCATTGGACATAACGGGGACAACTTTGATGAAAAAATTATTAGGACCCGTGCACTCTTTCATAAAATACCCTGCCCTTCTAAGTTTCCTAGCCTAGATACATTAAAGAAAGCCCGCCGGCACTTTAGAATGGATAGCAACACTCTTGAGCATATAGCTAAGAGATTAACAGGCTCTGGAAAAGATAAGATGGAGTATGCTGATTGGGATTATATCTGCAAGCCTCTTATACCTAAGTTCTTTGGATTTAAAGTAGAATTACCAGATAGCTACAATGAGGCTATAAATAAAATGGTAAAATACTGTGAACTAGATGTAATAAAGCTAGAAGAAGTATTTAAAGAGCTTTTACCTTACATTGATCACAACCATCATGTAGGTGCTTTTGAAGGTCACGGTAGATACTCTTGTCCTTCTTGTGGATCCGAAAATGTTTATCACAATAAGAAAAGAATTACTAAAGCCGGTATGGTTAAACATACTTTAAAGTGCCCTCCTTGTAAGAGATACTATACAGTTAGTAATAAAGTCTATATGATTAAGCTAGAAGATGACTGGAAAGCGGCGATGGCAAAGCAGGAAGAAGAAGCTAAACGTTTATCGTGAAATAAAGTTTCTACCAATACTTACTCCTAGAAAGTGATTTCCATTGTACCCGTAGTCAGCTGCATAATACATTCTATTGGATGTAACTTGTAACCCTACTCCCATAAGTGGAGTATACTTATCTTTAAAGTCGGATATTAATCCTACATTTCCATGCACACCTAGTGCAAACTTACTAGGTTTAACCTTTTTATAGTTGTGCGTTACAAAAAGATTTTCACTTCTATTCTGGTAGTTATTCCATTTCAGAGATACAGATACATTTTCAAAAGATATTAGTGTATCGTACTTATTTACTTCTGTTAGCCAAGTTTCTACTATAGATACTGTGTCCACTGTAAATACAGTGTCTCTTTTTAAAATTTCGTTTGTTACAGTGTCGTAATGCGTTACGATCTGCTTTTCTACAAACCTAACGGTATCTACTCTCCATCTATCTACGTATTCTGTTACAAATACAGGAGTTTTTACTTCAATAGTTTCTGTTACAGGTTTACCGCTAGTTGTNCCACACCCCTTCCAGGCTACTACNACTCCTAGCAGGAATGCTATCAGATAAGGTAGGTATTCTTTTAACAGATTTACAACGATCAAGTTCATTTTCTAATTTTTCTACTTTGATAGACAAAGCCACAACTATAAACAAAAAAACCCCACTTAAAATATAGAAAACTTTTGATTCAACTTCTTTCATAAGTCTTTATACTCTTCTCTAGCATCAAACGATGGGCAAGCTTTTTTAGCAACGTCCCTATGCCCAATTATTTGTGCTTGAGGGTATCTATCTTTAAGATCTTCTAAAATACACTTTAAAGTTTCTTTTTGCCCTTCTGTTCTAGTGTCTTTAGGTTCTAGGTTCTCATCTACTCCTCCTACATAGCACACACCCACAGAGTTTTTATTAAATCCTTTGGCATGCGCTCCTTGCATATACTCTTTCCGGCCTTCTTCTAAAGTTCCGTTCAAAGTTACAATCCAATGATAGCCTATATCATTCCATTTTCTTTCATCTACGTGCCATCTTCTTATTTCTTCAACACCCACATCTCTACCTTCAGGTGTAGCAGTACAATGTATTATAATCTTATTAATCTGTCTTGACATTGTATTTATTTTATTCAAATCCAAAAAACTTCTTTATACGAGTCCACCTACTATCTGCAGGTGCATCAGGGTCCCATTCTGCACTGTTTAAAATCTTTCTCATCTCTGCATGCGTGTAGGGACCAGTCTTACTCTTTAAATCTTTTATACACTGAGGTACATCCCCCTCCCACTTAACAAAGCTTTTAGTTGCATTTACATTGTATGTAATAGTTTTTTTAGATGTTTCAAGAACTTCTCTA